ACAGACCAGCGTTGGTTAATTTTTGGTTAAGGATTTGACATGAGCAATCTTAAAGTTCAGGGTAATGCTTCTGGCGCTGGCACACAGACATTACAAAGTGCGAATACATCAAGCAGTGTTACTGCGACTTTGCCGGACTTGGCTAGTAATTTTTCGTTAGGATTTTTAAATACGCCGATTAGTTCAACAACAACAAACATAGCTATCACCGATGTTGGAAAGGTAATTTCATTGTCAGCCGGTATTACTGTTCCTTCGGGGGCTGGTTTTACCGCTGGTGACATTGTTTCCCTTTATAACAACACCACAGGCAATCTCACCATCACTTGCTCTGCGGTAACAGCCAAATTAGCCGGAAGCAATAATACGGTGACCTCAGCGACTTTAGCCACTCGCGGCGTTGCTACGGTTTTATTTATTGATGCTTCAAACATTGTAATCACCGGAAACGTGAGCTAACTATGGCAGGCATTCTTAACCTGATTCTCGGTGCCGTCCAAAACTCATTTCTTGGTGAATATTTAGTCGTCGCCGGAGGAGGCGGAGGTGGAGGTACTGCGTCCGGAGGAGGCGGCGCTGGCGGATACCTTACGCAAGCTAACTTCACTCTGAATTTGAATGCAGCCTACCCTTTAACTATAGGGGGGCCGGGCGCCGGAGGTGCTGGGGGAAGTTCTCCACCAAAATCAACAGACGGTTCAAATTCTGTATTCGCGTCAATCACAGCTATTGGTGGGGGTCGCGGTGGCGGTTATGACGGCAGTTGGTACGCTCCTAACTCTGGAGGCTCAGGAGGTGGAGGGCCTTATGCCGTCGTCCCAAATGGTATTGCTGGCACAGCAGGACAAGGAAACGCTGGCGGCAATGGGCAGCAATTTCCTGCTAATGCTGGTGGCGGTGGGGGCGGTTCTGGAGGTGCTGGTGCTAATGCAAGTAGTGCTGGTGGCAACGGAGGTCTTGGCACATTAAATTCTATATCTGGGTCTAGCTTGTTTTATGCTGGTGGTGGTGGTGGTGGTGCGTACAACTATCCGGCAGGGTCTGGTGGATCTTCAATTGGCGGAAATGGCGGCTCAAATGCTGTTGGATCTAACGCGTCTCCAGCAAACCGTGGCAGCGGCGGTGGTGGCGGAGGCGAACCCGGTAACGCTGGAGGCAACGGAAGCTCCGGTGTCGTAATCCTCAAAATCCCATCGGCACGAACGGCAACATTCTCTGGCGGCGTTACATCGTCGCTCAACACCGGTGTTGCCGGCTTCAAGATCTACACAATCACAGCAGCCGGTGTTTCTGACACCGTGACCTTTAATTGAGGCACAGTATGGCTCATTACGCAATTCTCAATGAGAACAATGTCGTCATTCAAGTCATTGTCGGCAAGAACGAGGACGAGACGTGGAACGATCAGCCGATGGATTGGGAAGCCTATTACGGCGGTAAGCGCACCAGCTACAACACCAAGGGCGGCGTTCATTATCAGGGCGACAACTTCACTCCGTCTGCCGATCAGTCGAAAGCATTTCGCAAAAACTATGCAGGCATCGGCTACACCTACGACCCGGTGCGTGACGCGTTTATCCCGCCAAAGCCTAGTGATGATGCAACGCTTGATGAAGCGACATGCCAGTGGATTGTGCCGAGCATAGGTGCCGATTCCGTTTAAGGATTAAGTCATGACCACAAAGATCACGAATGCCAACATTACAAACACTGGAGTCACTGCTGGTTCGTATACCAACGCCAACATCACGGTAAACGCACAGGGTCAGCTTACTTCAGCCAGTAGTGGCTCTAGTGGTGTCTCGTGGCAAGCGGTACAGACGACTGGGTTTACAGCGGTTGCCGGTAATGCTTATCCCTGCAATACGACCTCAGCGGCTTTCACGGTAACGCTACCTGCAAGTCCTGCTGCGGGGAATGTGATTACGCTGACTGATTACGCGGGGACTTGGGGTACGAATAACCTGACGGTGAACCCGAATGGCGGGAAAATAAATGGGATTGCTTCTAACACAACATTAAGCACTAGCAGAGGATCAGTTCAGCTTGTTTATGTTGATTCAACTCAAGGTTGGGTAGCTTATTCGGGATTTGCTGTTACATCACTTCCGGTACCCACTCCTACTGTTGAGTATTTGGTTGTGGGTGGTGGTGGGGGTGGTGGTTCCTATGGTGGTGGTGGCGGCGGAGCTGGCGGTTACAGAACTGACACGGGTTTTGCAGTAACGGCAGGGGCTAGCATTACGGTAACCGTAGGTTCTCCTGGCGCTGGCGGTCTTCCTACTTTTAATATAGGAAGCAAAGGAGGTCAGTCTGTATTTGGCAGCATTACTTCTGATGGAGGTGGTTACGGTGGTTGTAGGGCTGCCACACCAGACGGCCCTGGAGGAGATGGTGGTTCTGGAGGTGGTGGATCGTTTACTGGCTCCAGTACCGGAGCTGCTGGCGGAAACGGAATTAGCGGTCAGGGCAAGAACGGTGGTACTGGAGCATTTGGCTCTGGTAATAATGCCGCTGGTGGCGGCGGCGGCGGTAGTAATGCAAGCACTGGTCTAGGGGGTAATGCAACGGCTGGTCTAGGTGGTAATGGCGGTGCTGGAACAGCGTCTTCTATTTCGGGGTCTACCGTAACTTACGCAGCCGGTGGAGGTGGTGGGGTTAATACAACAGGTACTGCCGGAACGGGGGGATCAAGTATTGGTGGTAACGGAGGAGTAAACGGAGCAAACGGAACTAATGGATCAACTAACACTGGTAGCGGAGGTGGTGGCGCTGGTGGTAATGCTGGTGGTACAGGAGGCGCAGGTGGTTCTGGTGTTGTGATAATCCGTTATGCAGATACTTACCCTCTCGCATCATCAACAACTGGTTCGCCAGATATTACGACCACTGGTGGGTATCGTATTTACAAATGGACTGGTAACGGCTCCATCACATTCTGAGGTAAAGCATGGCTCACTTTGCGAAATTAGATCAGAACAACAACGTGCTTGAAGTCCATGTTGTTCACAACAACGAGTTGCTAGATCAAAACGGTCAAGAGCAGGAATGGAAGGGCGTTTGGTTTCTCCAGAACTGGTCAGGCGGATATCCGCACTGGAAGCAGACCAGCTACAACGGCAACTTCAGGAAAAACTACGCAGGCATTGGCTACACCTACGATCCCGTTCGTGACGCGTTTATCCCACCAAAACCCACAGCAGACGCAGTATTAGACGAAGCAACTTGCCAGTGGATTGTTCCTAGCATGACTAGCGCGGATTCTGTAGGCGCAGATTCTATATAAAACAATGGATACACGACATGAAAATATGCGTTAACGCAATATCAAAAAACGAAGCTCAGTTTGTAAAGCGTTTTTACGAGTCGGCCAAAGATGCCGACTTAATCATTCTTGCTGACACAGGCTCAACAGATGGAACCGCTGATCTTGCTAGAGAGTGCGGTATTACTGTTTACGACATCTCAATCATCCCGTGGCGTTTTGACCTAGCAAGAAACGCTGCTCTAGCTTTAGTGCCTGCCGACGTTGATGTAATCGTCTCTCTTGATCTTGATGAGGTTCTTGAGCCCGGATGGCGCGAGGAAATAGAAAGGGTCTGGACCCCGGAGACTACAAGACTTAGATATAAATTCGACTGGGGTCAAGGCATTTGCTTTTACTACGAAAAGATCTTCGCAAAGAAGGGCTACAGGTTCCACCATAGTATTCATGAATACCCTAGACCCGATCTCCGCATCAAAGAAGTCTATGCCCAAACAGACATGCTTCTTGTTTCTCACCATCCCGATCCCACTAAGTCACGAGGGCAGTATCTAGACCTGCTCAGGATGGCCGTCAAAGAGGATCCTAGGTGCCCTAGAAACGCTTTTTACTTTGCCCGTGAGCTTACCTTCTACCATCTCTGGGATGAGGCTATAGACGCTCTAAAGACGTATCTGGACATGCCTGAGGCGACGTGGCCTAACGAGCGTTGTTATGCAATGAGATTGTTAGGCAAGGCCTACGACCACAAACTCAACGGCTGGGAAGCACTCAAGTGGTTTCGGATGTCCATAGCCGAGGCTCCGGGAACCAGAGAGCCGTGGGTCGATGCGGCAATGTCCTTTTACACAAAGTCGATGTGGAAAGAGTGCTATCACGCAGCGACGATGGCTTTAGAGATCAAGAACAAAGAGCTTGTCTATACTTGTGACCCTGAAGTTTGGGGATTCAAGCCACATGACTTAGCAGCGATTTCTGCTTACAATTTAGGCTACACAGACGAAGCCATACGACACGGGACCGAGGCAGTCAGACTGTCTCCTAATGATGAACGGCTGATTAGGAATCTCGACTACTATGGAAAGTCAAAATCTGATTAACGGCCTCTTCGGTGTTTTATGTGCCGTAGCCGGTTGGTTCTTCCGTGTTCTGTGGGAAGCCCAAAAAGATCTGCAAAAGGATCTAGGTGAGCTAGAGAAGGGTCTACCCCATACTTATGTATTAAAGGTGGACTATCAGCAAGACATTACTGACATAAAAATTATGCTCGGTAAGATCTTCGACAAGCTCGATGCCAAAGTTGATAAATAATGGCGTGGTCAGACGTTCTCAAGGCTGTCATCCCTATCGTAGTGGCTGCGCTTGCGTGGCTACTCGGTCAGGTTGCATCTTTCTCTGAACGTCTTACAAAGATTGAAGGCCAGATGCCCGCGTTGATTACGAAAGAAGGTACGCCAACGGATTCACCGATTAGTGCCGAGCGCAGGCAGATTCAGAAAGAACAACTCATGCAGCATATCAACGAGCTACAAGTCAAAGTAAGGCTTCTTGAGGAACGGGAGCGTCTAAAAGGGAGTAAATAGTGTTATCTCTACTTTCGACCCTCGGCGGTCTTTTAATTTCCGGCCTCCCTAAACTTCTTGACTACTTTCAAAACAAAGCCGATCAGGCGCACGAGCTTGAGCTTGCAAGAGTTCAGTCCGAGCGTGAGCTCGCCTTAGCGAAAGAAGGCTTTCTTGCTCAACAGAGAATCGAGGAAATTAGAACCGATCAGATAGCAATGCAGACCGATGCACAAATGACTGTGGCTGCGCTGGATCATGACAAACAGATCATTGAGAAGTCGAGCAAGTGGGTTGTTAATTACATTGGCACAGTCAGACCCAACGTCACTTATCTGCTGATTCTTGAGCTTATCGCGGTGAATGCGGTTCTTGCTTACTACGTCTGGAATCATCCCCATTTAGTTCAGTCGATGGAGGATCTCATCAAGGTCGCGGAGATCATCTTTAGTGATGATGAAATGGCAATGCTAGGCGGCATCATAGGCTTTTGGTTTGGGTCGCGCAGCTGGAAGAAATGAAAACAGGGCAAGCTGGCATCGACTTAATGCACAGGTTTGAGGGATGCCGTCTAAGGCCTTATTTATGCCCTGCAAGCCTCTGGACGGTGGGATACGGTCATGTCCTATATCAGGATCAGATAAGGCTCCCTAATGAGCGTAAAAACGGCTACGCAGGCATTCTTAGGAAGGAATACGCACTTAGCCCCGGCGATAGTAGAGACTGGCCGAAAGCGGAGGTCGATAGCCTTTTTGAGAGCGATCTCCAATATTTTGAACGCGGTGTTCTTAGAATGTCTCCTAATCTGGCTAGCAGTCAGTCACGCTTTGACGCTGTGGTCAGTTTTGCTTACAACGCTGGATTAGGAAATTACCAGCGGTCTACGATCAGAATGAAGAATGATCGCGGTGATTACGAGGGAGCGGCTAAGGCTTTTATGATGTGGACAAAGGGAGGCGGAAAAGTTCTTCCCGGTCTGGTTAAGCGTCGCGTCGCTGAATCTTCTCTTTATGCAAGCGGGTGAGGGCTTCTTTCACCATATCACCCACTGCTTCCCCGTGGTGTTTTGCGATCTTCTCTATCAGCGGTAGCCGAGCCGCACGAGGCTTCGATAAAAGCCAGTTAGCCCAGTCCGCAACGACATACGGCATAGCAGCCTCATAAGCCTGCGCAATCTCCGATCGATCACTGGACTTCACCGCTTTGATGATCTCCAGCCATTGACCACGCTCTAAAAGCTCGGTGCTTTTCAATCGTGTCTGGGCACTCTGTGGAGGGTGGTCTCCAGCCGTGTTCTCGCCAGATCTCCTCAACAGGTCTGAAGGTTCGTGGGGATCTTTGGCTTTCAATCAATTCCTTCCAGTTCATAGTCGCTCCATTAAATTATCCACTTCGTTCAGAAAATTAACAACGTCCGTTTCAAGACTTTTAATATCCTTTTCAGACGGCTCAAAACGCACCACAAAGAGCTGTAGTCTTTCGGGCAGTCTAGGATCAAAGGAAACGAAATCAACCCATCTACGACCCGTACAAGCCATCTGAGCGAGCATCTGATTCTTGTAGGTTGTAGGTACTTCACCCGCAGTTAAATAAGAGATGTGCGTCGAAGTTTTGGGGCACTTGATTTCGATGAGCCCGTCACCAACAAGACCGTCAGGCGATGCTGCAAAGTTATGGATCGTCGGATGATCCACAAGAGCAACTTGCTCCACCCACCTTTCGGTTCGTATTTGATACGCAGCTCTTGCAAGTGGCTCATTTAGAGTTCCCCACTCCATAAAACTGTTTGTAAATGTTTCGGCTACCGTTCCTGTGAGTCGTTCCGCGATGATGTCTGCGATGTAGTTCGCTCTGGTAGCCGTACCTTTTTTAGCTCGCGCATCTGAGACACGGGAAGCTGTCACCTTCCCTAGTCTTGCAAGCCTCCACTCCTCTGTTCCTTGTTCCATCAGAATGCGGGCTCTTCAGACTTATTTTTCTGCCCGAGCATCTGCATGATGTCCGCAACGATCTCAGTCGTGTATCTGTCAACACCTTGTTTGTCTGTCCACTTCCGAGTCTGGAGTCGGCCCTCTATGTAAATGGGCTTACCCTTGTCGATGTACTTCTCGATGATCTCGGCCAGCTTCCCGTAAGCGACAACACGATG